GTCTGGGCTTGGGCTGATATGCAGACAGCAGACGGTAACGCAATCGGCGTTACGCGCTCGTTACTGGATCGACTCACTAACGCAAAGGGTTTTACTGATGCGATGATTTCAGTGGGCTGGATCATTGAAAGCGGCGACGAGCTTACTTTCCCAAACTTTGGAAAGCATAACGGACAATCCTCTAAAAAACGGGCACTTACGGCAGAAAAGCAAGAAGTAAAAGCAGCAAAGAAACCACGCGCACCGCGCAAAACCACTACCGCAACCAATAAGGCCAAATAAGATGACTACTGAAAAAGCTACCGCACCGAAAAAAACCCGCGCTAAAAAAGTAACAGCAGAAGCAGCAGCGCCAGAAGTGACAGAAGCGCAGCCAGTTAAGAAGGAAACGGCGCTCGACCTTACCGCGCAGATGCGCAAGCTGGAGTCGCTGGTGGAGTCAGGTGAACTGACTCAGGATGATATTGCAGATACGCTCGAAGGTATTGAGGGCATGGTAACAGACAAGCTTGATTTCCTTGTTGAGCTAATGGCCCTGTTTGCCTCCAATGAGGAGCGGTTAAAGGCTCAGGAAGCCAAGATCGCTAAGCGCCGTAAAATGTGGACTAACCAGCAATCAGCGATTAAAGACAGAATGAAAACCATCGTTGAAAGCTCAGGCAAGAACATGCTCAAAAGCGCCATGAATACTTTCACTCTTGCGTCTGGCCGTACAACCTTCCGCGTGCCAGATCCTAAAGCTCTGCCGGATAACTTCTACGATGTAATCCCAACCTATACAGCGCGCATGGATGACATAAAGGCAGCAATGGAAGCCCTTTCGAAAGGCGTCAAGGTTGAGGGTATCGAAGGTGATACTATTCCAGGCGTTGAGGTTGTCGTTGGGGCAACCTCCCTGCGGATCTCCTAAATATGAATCGTGATTATTCGCTGGCGGCAACGCCAGCAATCAAAAACAGCTTTATCGATGATGACGGCAAAGACTACACAGCCGTTATTATCGCGAAAATGCGCGGCGTTCACGGATTAATGACAGCGCCGCAAAGCGCGCCAGTAAAGCCCGCTGTTGTCAATAAACTTAAGGCTCATGATCCATCAGAGCGAAACGCTTCTATCGGGCTTAGAAACCAGTACTCTCGAAATATTATGATGGCTATTTACCAGCTTGATCGGCAATTTTATAGCTCAGGTGAGATAGCCGCCCGATTTGGGATGCCTCAGGAGTGCGTTAAACGCGTTCTAATGGCGAAAACACAGCAACAGCAGCAACTGCTATCAAGAGTGAATCAGATGAGCGCTGAGGCGCTTCCTGATATTGATACTGCCGTTGCCAGAATGAACTGTGAACCGAAAATTACTAAAACGATTTCCAAGAGAGGCACACCGAAATGAAATTAGGCACCCAAGCACGCAAGAACCTCACCAAAGCAACGCGCACAGACTCCTATCGCGTTCCGGTAGCTGAGATGTACATTGACGCGGAATTCAATGCCCGCAAAGTAAATCCGGCTCACGTTGAAAGCCTCACAAAAGCAATGGCAAAAGGGCAGCGATTCCCCGCCATATACATTCGCGCAGATGAGGAGCCAGGGCGATTCCTCATCATTGACGGCCAGCACCGTTTCTTAGCCGCGAAAGCCGCTGGCATCGAATCAATAGACGCTATTGAGGTTGAGGGCGACGACAACGAAATGATAGAGATCATGCTCGACGCAGACTCAGGATTAAACCTGACGGCCATTGAGCGCGCCAAGCAGTATCAGCGCCTTATCGACGGCGGGCGCACACGCCAGCAGATTGCCGATCGCAACTCGCGAAGCTTAGCCGATGTAAACAACCACCTCATGATCCTTGAGATGCCACCAAAGCTAAGAATCCAGTTAGATGAGGGCCGCATATCTTACGCTGAGGCCCTAAAGCTTTATCGCACCAGCCGCGCAGACTCAGAGAGAATTGCTGAGATTGCCGAGCAGGCAGCAGCAGCAGATGGAAAGGATAAGGTTACGCATAAATATGTTGAGGCGGCAACCAGTGCCGTTGAGCAGCAGAATCAAGCAGACCGCGCGGCGCTCGAAAAAACCAGCAGCAAAGCCAGCAAAGCGGGCGACAATGGCGTTAGCGATGCGAGAGCGGCCCGTGACAGCGACAAACCGCAAAATGCGGGTACAGGTCAGGAAAAAGATAAATCGCCTCTCCTACGCATTCCCAAGCCGTTTGGTGCGGCTAAAGCTCGCGAACTGATCGAACTGCTTTGCCATGACTATGACGGGGAGAATAAATGGTCAGAGGATTTCGACCTCACCCGACTTGAAAACGCCGCCCCTGACAAGCTGGCAAGGATTGACGCGCTGTTTCGTGATTACTTAGGCCGATAGAATGATTATCAGGACGCCTATGCGTGTTGGCAGCGTAAAGCTGCCATATAACATCCTCAGGGGCTATTACAGCCCGCATCACGGATACACCTTCAACCCTCTAAAGGCCCAGAAGTGGGCAGAGCAGATATACACTGGCACCATCACACCAGAGCCTGTGATTGTTTTAAAGCCCAAGCCAGCCGCAACAAGGAAATCAAAAAGGAAGAGATCGAGGGCAAGACCCAAAAAATCAACGCCAAAGCGCCCGTACTCGCAAGAGGAAATTCAGTACATAATGCGCCACATGGCAAAGAGAGGCATCAGCCACTTTGCAGCGCATTTTGGCAGAACCTATCGCGATGTTTTTAACTTCATCCAAACGATAAGAGAGAATGCACCCAATGGAAGATCAGCAAGTGAACAAGAAGCGCCGCCGAGGAAAGAGAGGCGGCAAGAAGGCTAACGGATCAAAGCCGCCAGAAAACATCCTGCCAGCAGGGCCGGAACAAAAGCCTAAAGTAATCGGCGTGGGATGCGTTCTGGAGATGTCAGACGGAAACCTTTACAACCTCGCCTTTAACCAGGTTGAACTGATAAGCCTCATTCAGCTTAGCCACACAATCAGGAAAGACGGAATCCTACCGCTAACCCTTATCGGGCCAGCACCAAAAAAAGAAGGGCCATAGCGGCCCTTTAGTTTTTCAGAAAATCATTACTTACCAGATTTGCGGGCCTTGCCAACAGCACCGGATTTAACGCCACCAATGCGCTTACCACCTTTTTTTGATGTAGGCGCTTTTTTCTTAGCTTTAGCCTTTGGCGTTCCGTTGTCATTAACGTTGGGAGAGATCTTTGATTTCGGAGTTGGCATACCGTTACCGGAAATTGTCGATTTAACGCGGCTGGGTTGTTTCATTTTCACACACCTTGTAATCCAGTTTTTGGCCGTTAATAGCCTGATATTGGTTGCACAACTCTTGCTGTGCGGCCCGTAATTTGCTGCTTACTTCGTTTGCACTTCTGGCGAATCGAATAAGAAATTCGACATCTCCGCTTGAAAGTCCACATCTTGCGGTTGCATCAGATCCGGCGACGGCTTTTGCATCCTGTACGGCTGAGGCGGCTTGCGATAATCCGCACCTGAATTGCTTCCGCAACCGCATAATGCCGCGCTTATAATCGCCAAGCAAATCATTTTCCCTGCTCTTTGCATCGTTTAGCCTCTGCTGTAGTTCTGCTATGTTGGCCTGAGAATTCTGAGCGGCTACATATTCCCTTTGCCTGATCCTTTCGCTCTCCTGCAAATCACGCTCAGCAGCCAGCCTTTTTGACTCTTTATCATCAGAGTTGCGCTTTTCCCACTTAACCTGCCAGGCTGAATCCGTATAGTACTTGCCAGCAGCATAACCGCCAGTAAACAGAGCAGCCAACAGGGAAAGAATCAGGATGACGCAACCAATGATTTTATGGGTTGCTGTTTCCAATCACATATTTCCTTTTCAATGTCACGACGATTAATAAGGCCCTGCCATTTCTTCGGCTTTCCGGCTGAGTCCTTTCCGGCATAAATCCAATCCTTCAAATCCTTGCAAGCCTGATCGCGATCACCAGCGTTTAGGTGGCGCAAAAGCGAAGATCTGGCAAACGCTCCAGTGCCAACGTTATAAGCAAATGAGAGCAGGGCTGCTTTCTGAGCCGTGGTAACGTCAACCTTGATTAGCGGGCTAATTCGCTTCTCCACCTTTAGCAGATCGGTCTGTAGAAGCGCCTCACACTCAGCGTCAGAGTATCTTTTACCTTTGATGATATCCGGCCCCGTATGCCCGTTACAGACCGTTAAAACGCCTGCAACGTCATAATATGGGTAATACTTCCTCCCCTCTAGCCCACCATCTGGACTGTCACCGCCGCCCAGAAGGATTGAGGCGGCTACAACAGCCACCGCACCAGGAGCAGCAAGATATTTAATTACCCGATTGCGCAACGGCTGATTCATCTAACATCCCACTGTTTTCTACAACCTTCATCACTTCAACAATGCTATCCGGCACTGGCTTGTCTTGTGCCGTATAACCCCTTTCAAGATACACGGCCAGCATCTGGCTACGTGCTAACTCCTGTTGCTGCTTAACCTCCTCAGTGCGGGCTACCGCTTCCGATATAGCCCTGTTTTTTCTCCTGTTGGAAACAAAGGTCATAATACCTATTGCAGCAGAAATCACCGCACCTATAGCAAAGACAAGATCCTGAAACGTCAGAGAGGTAAAGAGAGCAGAAATTGCCGCCCATACATAACCGCCCCATCCGTTATTATCGTGCATTTTCATATCCCCGATCCTCAGTAGAGGCATTGTGTTTTAATGATAACCAAAAAAAGCCGCCGTTTTTATAGGCGGCATTATCAGATTAGTCTCTTATCCTACACTTTCGTGATCGGGAACGTATATAAATCACCTTTCATGTAAAACTGCATTTTGCCGTCACCAGTAGTAACGCCACCCAGAACTAAGTTGCCGTCATCCGAGTAACCAAAGCCAGCTCCATTATAAATTCCAAAGCTCGTCTGATTTTTTGCCACTGTCGCATTCGCCTCAGCATCGATCTCTGCTCGCGTAATGTTGGCTCCATCAAATCGCCACCGGAAGCACTGACCAGCCTGATAGCGATCTTTGGATGTGGTTTTTACAAAACAGATCGTGTTTCTTACATAGTTACCCAACTGAATGTAAACCACTGGAGAGTTAAAGGCGTTCTCTGGGTAGCTGTACATTACCGCTGTTATAGGGCAACTACCCTCGCCATGCCATGACATATCGATGCGGCCAGACGCTTTACGCTGCATCCTGATAACCGCCTTGCCACCACCCTGATTTGTGCCGCCAACCATCTTAAGGGTAGAGACAAGGTCATATTGCTGTGTTCCCAGCACTTCGATCTCAACCGTATCACCCTGATCAGGAATAAACAGAGAACCGAGCCGCACCCACTGGAAGCCATTAACGTTGTTCTGGATCTTCTGCTGAGAGGACAGGAAACCGAAATCTAGCGAGCCAGTGAAATAAGCACCAAAGTTTTCAATGCGCGTTCTGCCATACTCCCAGCCAGAAAGCAGGGGGCTTTGATCTCCTGCGGTATAATCCCAGCGCGAACCGGATTGCAGGTTATTTTGGCGCACGATCCCACGGAAGTAGTTCGCCTTGATAGGGTTGGCGCAATCCTCGACGCTGAATGCATCAACGATCCACTGGCCGTTACTCAGGTTTGCCGGATTAGTAGTATGCTCAATCCAGCCATTCCAGATAAGAGACTGTCCAGCCTTTGGAACGTCCAGAGCATCACCATCGCCTGTGCTGTACTGGATGTTAAAGTTTGAAAGCTCGATAGCCGTTAGATGATTCCAGTTACCAGCAACTTGACCAGAAGGGCGACCACGCAAGATAGAGTCATTGCATCGCTCCGAATAGAACTGATCAACCTTCATATCCAGAGAATCTAAGAAATTCCAGAACACACCGCCAGACCAACGAATTCTCAGGTTATTCCCGCGATTGAATTGGCCGCCTGGACAGATGTTGTTGAGAAACCCTTTTGTGTTGGCCTTAACGTTACGCTCACCATTCCAGATGAAGCTGCCGATCTCCGTGTATCGTGCATAAACGTTAAATACCCATCCTGCACCCTGATCGCTCACGATCTCAGTTGTTGGCATATAGCCGAAAGCCGTATGAGTTCCGGCACCAACCACGCGGAAAATACTGATCTCTCCAGCCGACGCGATATCCAATCCTGACGCCTTAAATTTTCCGGCCGGAAACTGGATTCCAACACGCGGATTATTTGCCTGCGCCCAGCGAAACATTGCCGTAATTGCTGGCTGGCTATCCGTAGCACCATCATCGGTATAGGCCCCGAAATCAAGCACGGTTAGCTTGCCTTCGTCATCAACTACGCGTTGCCAGTAGTAGCCAGTGCCAGCGCAAATAGTGCCGCCGTCATCAGTACCGGCTTTCAGATAACCGATAAACTCACCGCCACCACCGCCAACACCCGCCGCCGTTCTCGCGCGGTAAGAATCAAGCAGAACACGCATACCATCGTAAGAGGGCTTTAGAGACTTGAGGGCAGACCAACTACCAACCTTGCCGATATAGCTCCATCCCGTAGGGCCACCCAACTGACCCTCCATCTGATCTGGATTGAATCGCAT